CTCTAGTTTTTCTCTATTAAACTGGCTTAATTCCTAGCCATTGTTAGTGTGAGTGTGCTGATTTGAGGACCTAGTAGCCAAGGTTGTTCTAACCAGTGCTAGGTCGGTCTCTAAAGTTTTGATTTTATTTGCCATAGCCAAGAGGGTTGCCACAAGGTCCACCTCGGTTGTCCCATTTTTTGTACGTTCTGTAATGATGTGAGTATTTTGTATGCCTGTTAAAGAAGTTGTATCCCGTAAAACTTTAATGTTTACTCTTTTGTCTTTTGTAGGTTTTCCAAAAGTACCTGTCCAAATTGGGTACGAAGGGTCTCCGCCTTCAAAAACAATCCACACACCATCACCGATGTCAGGAACTTCAGAACGTACGCTAGAAACTTCTTTAGGCCATACGTAGTTGGTTACATCAGCATCGTTTAACTGAGGGATTCTTACTTTAATTCTACGATGACCGTCTGGGTCTTTGTTGTCAACAACAACTCCCCTGTAGTGACCAAAGAACTTTTCGGAATCCGCAACGTTGTTATACATTATGCCAAGTTACCCGTTAAAATAATGTCGCTCTCTGAAAAACTTAAAATTTCATTATCTAATCCCTGGATGATAGACACGCCTTGTCCCGCACCCGTTTTGTACAGGTACTGACACTTGGCTCGTAAAATTCCTGGGATATTAGCAATCACAAATTCAACATCTTGAACAGAGACTCTTTCCCCAAAACTTACGTAGTTGTAGCCAAAGTTAGAGATTAAGGCTTGCTTTAAAGTACGTTCTGCTACGGCTGTAGTGTAAGCAGGGTCTAACTTATACTGAATACCCAGTGATACAGGAACATAAGTTGGTTGAGTAAGGGTAAGAGTAACTCCCGCTAATGTCTTATCTGCCATAAACGCTACTACTCTATCTCTAAGTGCTGTCCACTCTGTGTTAGCAGTTGGCGTACCTGCTACGTCAGTAATGCCAGGAGTTGGGTCACCGTCTACATCTTCTCTACGTGGAGCAATGTACATGGTTACTGAGGTATAACCACTAGATACTGCCTTTGCTTTTCCACAGTTCTCAACTGCTAACGCAAGGTTTTGGTAATCGTCAATTGTAATTGCACGATTTTGTGCACGTAAGAACAAGGGAGCATTTGTTCTAATTGAAGCGTTTGACTCTGGGTTTAATCCACCAGCACCAACAGTAGTGTTACTTACATCGATTATTCCTGAAAGAGAAGCAACTTGTTGTTCAGATAATCCAGGAACATATTCTAACGTCGTAATAATACCTGCTTTAATGTTGCCTACACTTCCACCACCAATAGTATAAGTTGCTCTAATAGCAGCGTGAAGTGTTGGAACTGCTCCTGACACACCGTCACCAAATACAACAAACAAACGGTTATTACTATCAAATCGAACGGTGTACACCGCATCATTTGGACCATAGTCAATTAAGTGTTGAACACGCGTCCAGAGTCCAAAAGTATTACCGCTTTCAACATAGACGTTGATGCTATCTAAAACAACTGGGTCATCGTCAATGTCGAAAGTTTGTTCAGAACTTCCATTTGAAGAGCCTAAAAGAACTCCGTAAACGCTGCCAGCCTCTACAGTGTTAGAGATACCCTCTTCACATAAGGTTGAGGCTTGTCCACGCACACTGTTTGCAAAAGCAGGAATGGTGACAGCATTTAAAGTAGTAAACGAGACAGTGACTGTTTCGTCATCAGTAATAATGTCGCCTGATACACGAGTTCCTGCAGGAAGCGTTTGTTGAGCATTTGAGTTGTTATAGAACGTAACATCAACTAGAGCGTTTGAGTATCCACTTGGAGCATACCCATAGGTTTCAGCCGTAGATAAAATAGATTCTCGCTGTGTGGCTGTTGCCAAAAAGTTTTCGTTTGCAATACGGTCAATATAGTAGTTTGCTACATCTCCCATGTAAGCAAAGGACTCAGCCAAAGCCAAGCCAAAGTCAGACTCATCTGAGCCTTGCCACTCTGGAACTCTAAACTTAATTCGTGCAATAAGTTCGTCACGTAGGGCGTAGTAATCTCGACTGGTGTAGTCGACATTTACTAAGTTATCTTCAGCCATTATAGGGTCTCCTGCACTGGTGGGTTTTTACTTGCAATTGCAACAATTTCCAAAGTCGTCGAATTTTTTTCTCCGTTTGGCAGTTCGTAGATAATATCAAGAAGGAGAGTTCCAGTCTGTTCATCATAAATAACGTCTGTATTTGAGTAGGTAAGGGTAGGTAAAAATTTGGCAAACGCTTGCTCAATTTCCCCTGGAATGGCTGATATAGCCTTCTCAATAGAACCGTAAAGGTATGAGGTAACTTTCGTACCAAACTCTACTAACATAACCCGTTCTTTCAGGTTTGTTCCAATGACGGATAAGACCCTATCTGAAAAAATCTTTTGTTGAGACGCTGTTGAGGTAATTCGCCCATAAGCATCTAGTGAAAAAGGTAACGAGATTGCTATTTCTGCCATGATTACACCTTCCAAGTTCTTTTGTTTTGAGTGTAACCACTCTTAGTTTGAGAAAAAGAAAATTGTGGTTGTGAAAGTTTAGGGGGTTTACTTTTAGTTAATTTTTCTCCATTACCCCTATTAGTAAGATTTAATGTAGGAACAGTGCCCGTTTGCGTACGACGAGAAGATTGTACTTTTAAACCACGTCCGTCTGTAACAAGAACCCCCTCACATTGATAATGCCCAACTTTATTCATGGTATGTGTCACGCTTCTAACTAACCAATAGCCATCGGTAGTTTCGTCAATTCCAGATATTTCAACAACTCCATACGGACGAATTCTTGAATCCCCTTGACCCGAAAACTTTGCTGGCATTGACATGCGTGCTCTATCTGCTTTTCCTTTTGCTAAGGAATCTGCAAACATCTTGCTATTTGTAACATCAAAACTTGTATTGTCATCAAAAATAATCTCAGACTGAACCTTCTTTAATCCCCGACTTGAAGTTGGTGCTTTTTTGCTTCCGTAAACTTTAGCGGTTATTGGGTCAATTCCTGAAAGTAGTTTGTTGCTTTTTCTTGGCTGGTCATCATCTTCAACCATATCAGAGACAATAGGTTCGAATTTATCTAAGGTTCTTTCGATGGGAGAGTGGAATGGCGGAGCAAACTCTGTCTCAAAATTTAATAGCGGGATTGACCCAACTTGCTTGTCAATGACTTCATCAATATCTTGGAAGTATAAAGTCGCATCGTTTACATACATGACATACCCGATTTTAAAAGCAAGTTCATTTAAAAACTCCCAATAACTTTTTCCATACTGGGAAATTTGAGTAAACTTAGTTGAGTTAGGGGTTACTACAGTTTTTAGTTTAGTTTGCTTTCCTATATCTTGGACTATATCTGAAGCGGTTTTGTTTTTCCAAGTATTGTTTTTAGTCTGCTTTAAGGCAAAAGAAGATGCAACACAGTGAATTTCAAGTTCTTGTTGTGCTTGAGCAGCCTTAAGTCTCTTAACTTTTACAACGTGCCCAACAAAAGTGCCTTTATTTTTAGGGCTATTTCTCCAAGAAAAAGACACAGGTGTTCCTGTTTTTAGTGCTTTAAAAAAGAAGTTGCTAAAGATTTGATACTTTAAAATGGCAACATCGTGGGAACGCTCTTCTTGATGAAGAACAATCTGATAGGGTTGCAAAGTAATTGCAGCAAACTCAGGGTAAGTAACTGAGAACGACGTATTTATTCGGGCTTGATAGCCTTCTGCAACATTTCTAAGCGACATTAGGTATCCTTAAAATTGTGCCAATTGGAATCTCTGTAGCATTTATAATTTCAGGATTTGCGTCTAAAATCTGCCACCAGTACTCAGGCTCACCAAAAAAACGAGCAGAAACAAGGTCAATTCGGTCTCCTTCTACCCATTCGTAGGAAATAAATGAGGTCAGGATGTCGGGGAAGTCTCTTAAAACAGTTAGTTCGTAAGTTTTACGACCCACATTGTAAGGACGAATAATTTTACCGTCAGCATACCTGCTATCTAAAAAAATCATAGTTATTTCACCCGCTTTAAATCTGCTGCTGGAATGTCGTAGAAACGAGAGACGGTTATACCTACAGTAGTTAGTGTAGGAACCATTCGTTCGTTAAATTGAAAATGATTAACC